CAATTCCTGTCGGCTCCCCGTCTTTCATATCTTCAAACCTTACACGCTCAACTCGCTTACCAACCTTATCTGCTTTACGAACTGTATCTGACCGGCAATAGTACAGCGACTTCAGTTTAAGCTGCCACGCACGCAGATGGATCATGTGGAGATACTGGATGTCGGTAGTTGGGTCGAAGAATGTATTCAGCGATTGAGCTTGGCATATGTACGGTTGACGATCGGCCGCGTGTTGGATTACCCACATCTGATCGATCTCCATTGCCGTTTTGAACACATCCTTTTCGTAGTCGGTCAGGAACGCAAGTGACATCACACTACCATCATTTGCAATCACATCCCGCCACACTTCTGGCGTGTTTTGACCTTTCGACTCAAGCAACTGCTCCAGATACTTGTTCTTATGAACCTGTGTTCCGTTTACGCCCTTCTCGAGGTAGACGTTAGCACGGTACGGTTCGATAGATGGTGATGTGTCGAGGATGATCGAGCTCGAGGCATTTGGTGCAATCGAGAACAAGTGGGCGTTCCGGACTGGCTGATCACTATCGGCAGAATCCGGGCACGGACCACGCTCATGTGCCAGTTGAATAGTCTTTGCCTTCGCTTGACTGTGCATTTGAGCCCAGATACGCTTGTTCAAGCCAACTGCAAGAGCAGACTCGAATGGAATCGATTTCCGCTGGAGCAGTGCGTGCCATCCAAGCATCCCAATACCGATTGATCGTTCACGCTGTGCAGATTTGATTGCTCGCGCAATCTCGGGGAATTGGCGACCTTTATTGCAGAACACAGTAATCACGTTGTCGAGCATCTCGACAACATCGGCAATGAACAGCGGGTCATTCTTCCACTCATCATACAACTCTGCGTTGACCGATGACAGACAGCACACAAACGTACGCTCATCGTTAGTGGCAAGAGAAATCTCCGAGCACAAATTCGAACCGTTGTTTCGTAGCCCGAGAGCTTTCTGATAATCTGGTAGAGCACGATTTGCTGTGTCGATGAACCAGCAGTAAGGTTCTCCCGTTTCCATCCGGATCGTCAAAAGACGTTCCCACAAGCTCCTCGCTGACACATATTCAACAACTTCGCCGTTGTAGGGATTGACAAGAGGAAACCGATCTAGTTCTTCTTTTTCTTCTTTCGTGTGTTGATCATGGTACAGCGAAAGCTTCTCGATACGCTCCATGAACGCATCGGTAAGGTTAACTCCGTGGTGTAGATTGAGGCACTTACGATTCGGATCACCGCCAGTAGGCTTACGCATCTCGAGGAAGTCGATAATCTCCGGGTGATCGATATTCAGATACGCTGCTGTTGCTCCTCGGCGAGTGGTTCCTTGCTTAAATGCAAGGGTGTCAACATCATATGTCTTCAGGTGGGGAATGATACCCGACGACTTCTTATCGCCTGGTCTCAACCCGACGTGCAGACCGACACCACCACCGACAACTGCAAGCATACGTGTTTCAGACGACGTATCAAGAATTGATCGCATTGAGTCGCCAAGGAACGACGCGAAGCACGAAATCGGTAGCGATCGAGCCGTCTTTCCATAACTAAGAATCGGCGTTGAGAATGATAGCCACATCTTCGATGCGTAATCATACAGACGTTGGGCGTGCTCGGGGTTTGATCCGAATGAGTGAGCAACAAACGCGAATCGTTCTTGTGGAGAGGTTTCTCCATCGATCATGTACCCTTCTTTCAGTCGACTTAGGCCTGATGGTGAGAAAAGATTGTCTCGGGAGTAATCGACCCGAATTCCGTGTACTAGTTGTTCCATAATTGTGCTTTGTTGTTTTTGAGGGTTATTATTTAGTGTCACGATAGACTTCACACTCCCACATTTTGCGGAATTGAGTCCACCCTGAAAAGTTTCCTTGGAGATCAAGATCATCCCCATGATACAACGGAGTTGCCTGATGTTCAAGTGGACTTGCGTGCAGTGGCACGGCCCCTGCCAGACGATCGAACAACTTCAAATCATCATCTACGCTCGGAGCTTGACCATCATGCTTCAAGTAGCTGACTCTACAGCATCTCGCTGCACTAATTTTACGTAGAGTTGCAATATCAATTGAACGTTCACTTTCGCGAACGTATGGAAGGTGCCACTCACCTTTTTGTAGCAGTCGAGGTCGTGATCCAACCATTGCATTTTTCATTGCAATGGCGAGTGCTCGGATTTCTGGTTGTGCATCTTCATGGTCGCGAAGCTCGAACCAGTTAGCCCACTGTGTTGATGTTACGATTCCAGTAGCCCACAGGAACGGTTCAATCACTCGGTTAACAATTTGCTTATGTGCACCTTGTAGGTGGAGAGCATCAGCATGATACACTGCATCTTGCGCTGCCTTCTTCCAGATTACTTTCACCGCCTCTGTAGTGAGTGGCGGGAGATGTTCATGTGATTGCATGCCGGGTTCATTCTTCCCCCAGAAAACTGGCAGTGCAGGATCATTGAGTACCTGCTCCATCAACTTCTTAGTCGGAATAGCACGACTGGAACTAAAGTTCCGACTGAACACTCGATGAGTGTTGAACTCCGGCAGAATAAATCGATGAAATTTTACCTGCAAGGTTGTAATCCGCTTTCCATGTTCGGAAATGGAATCTTCAATGACTTTTGCTTCAATGCCCATATCTTATCCTCTACGTTGTAGTACTGTGCGAATGGTTGATAGAGCTTTGACGAGCTCGAGTTGGTCCTCGGTAGGTTCTTCAACAATAACTACGCGTTCAACCCAACTGTGGGATGTATGTAGTTCTTCATCCGTACAGATTCTACCGTTGTGGATGTAAACTTCTGCACGTTTGATACCAACGCGTTGAAGCAATTCCGCACTCAACGCGCGAAATGCATGTTTTGGATCAACGTTAACGTTAGCCCATGTAGTAAATGAACCTTGAACTTGCATGCTTATACTCCGAGTAATTCAACTAGTTTGCTTGTGCGTTCTTGCCGTGGGGCCTTTTGTGCCTCCACAACTCTCTTATAGTCACATTGTCGCCATGTTGCAAACCGCAACTGAGCTTCAATCCCAGTATACGTGTTTCCATTAATTGTGGCGACTATTTCTGCTGGTGTCATATGGCCATCAACAATCATCTCATTGATATCTTTGTACTTGATCGTTTCCGGCCACAAGCACACAGAGAAGCCTTTATCTATCGATTGTTGAATTAGCCTTGTCAACTGGGGAGATCGTGGCTCATTATCATACACGAGTGTTACGTTAGACTTTAGCTGTTCAATTGTCGGTCCAATGAATGATGATCCGGATACGGCGATTGCATTTGGAATGAACATTGAGTCGATCGGGCCCTCCAGGACGTAGATTCGTTTAGCGTAGTTGACACGGTCGAGACCGTAGATTCGTTCCACGTCGTCATCAAACTTGATTGTTTGGTATTTTGGTTGTTCATTACCAAACGCACGCCCCTGCAAAGCGTAGCAGCGACCGTGGCGATCAAAATATGGAATGATCAGCCGGGGGTGGTCGTTATCTTTGTCGGGAAGTTTGTTGGGGAGTAGAGAGTTGATAAACTTCTTGTACTTGGGCGCGAAGTACAATTTATCATAGAACTCGGATGGGATCTGTCTTTTCACCACATATCTGACAGCGGGGTGATCTGCACGCATCTCTGCGATTGTTTTCAGAGGATCCAAGATTGCATCAACCACTGTCGATGGTGATGTCGGTTGTTCTACGACACTGTGAACTTGCTTGTCAACAGTTTGTTTGTACTTCTCCATCACATATTGATCGTGGAGAGGAGAGCTGAGAAACTTGATTAGATTGCCAAGCGAAACCCCCTGCCCACACTTATGGCACTTGTAGAAGAGGCCAGTCGTCTTTCTGTATACGTAACCTCGAGCCTTGAACTGATTCTTGGTGGAATCCCCACAATAAGGACATGAGAAGTTCCACAGTACATCGGACTTCCGTTTGAAGTTCCGTACGTACGGTGCCAGCATGTTGACGTATGTTGTATCGACCCAGAGTGACATGATGATATACAAAGATGATGTTTCGAGATCATATCACAGACCACGATATAAGTCTACATGGGCGTCCAAAGATTAAAAGTTGCCCGTGGGAAGCGTGTCCCAGGTATAATCCTCTTTGTCCGGGTGCGGGAAGAGGCTATAGTGACCTAAGTTCTCTAGGTGGGACTAGAAGTTCAGGTGGTACGTCAAGAATTAACTGACTCTTTTGAGGTGGTGTCGGAGCTGGACCACGTGTTGTAACACATCCAGTAAGAAATACACAAAGTAGTATGATTGCCGCTTTCACTTATTGATATCCTTTTGTGCTCGCTGGAACCGCTTTACTACTTCTTGTAGACTACTTAGCTGAGCTCTGATTTCGTTGCATGTGTAGTAGTTTTCTACTATCACCCCTGCAGCACCATCTAGTTTGATTGAAGAATCCCCAGCAGTAACAGATTGATTTTCTGCAGGTAGGCCTTGAGCTGCTAAGTTGTGTAGTTGTACAAAACCGTTGGGGAGAGTGCACTGTGTAGTGCTTGGGATATATCGGTTTACTACTGTAGGATTACGGCGAAAGTTAGCGTTTTGCTGGCGTAGTTTGGCTACTTCGGAGTTGTGCGTTTCAATCAACTTGCTTATACTCTCATCAAACGCACTCTGCTTCTCGCCTAACTTCGTCTCCCACTGTGCCTTTGCTTCGTCATATTGTTTTTGAATCTCAGCACGACCGACAAGTACTCCTCGTTCATGGATATTATCGATTGCTTTATACACTGTCGCTGCGCAGATAGCAACAACGATTGCTATCAATATAACTTTAACTTGCAGCGTGAGTAACATCTTATACCCGTCGTTTGATCTTATGCCAGTTGCCACCGCCTCGACGGTTGAATCGTATTGACTTAATGCTTGATCCATTCTGCAGAATAATTACACCTCGAGGATTAGTACGTGCAAAGTCGTATATCATTCGCTCGCCTTCATTCTCTAAGTTGAGGTATGATGCCCACTTTCTGTATTTAGCTTTACCGTTCGCAAATTTGTTATACACCTCATCCCCAACAACAAACTTAGCAAATTGGCGTGGACGGCGTCTTATCACAGGAGCGTCAGTTGATACAGCACTTCCTGTTGCATTTGCTGGAGCATCTTCCGCTAGGAGAAAATCTTCCACATACATCTGCTCTTCAACAAGGACCACACCACGATCAATTAAAGCGATAACCTCTTGCAATTGTTTTGGATCGATTGTAGTTTGTTTATTTGTGTACGCTTCTTTGACCAAGAAGAATGCTGCGACGAGGTTCTTTAGTTTCGACTCCCCTCCAGGCAGTTTATTCAATAGCTTCTTGATATTGAAAACGAGCCGGTGGAGGTACGTATAAGCGTCTTTTTGAGCTGTTGTGGTGAAGTCCTTTGATTTGACAACATTATTCCCCTCAGCATCAATAATCCCGAGCTTAAACGCGTCTGTTTGGTCAAAGGGCTTGACCAACATAGATAGTACGCGATATGCAATGAGGTTGTCGACAATTTGAGCCATCTATAGTTTCCTTAGAGTTTCCATAACGACAGGATCAAAGTCAAAGTCAATAATCCTAATTCCAAATTCAGGAACTTCAGCCGGCATTCGATTTAGATATGCCAAGAATGTTACAAGAACATTCCAATGTTGTCTATCTATCTTGAAGAAAAGTAACTCGACTGTGACAATACCAAAAAGGTTGAACAAAACAATTAAGTGATTGAGGATCAATCTTTCTTTTAACTCCCCTGTGTCACGATATCGACCAAACAACTTTTTCAAGTACGCAAATCGTTTGAGGTCTTCTTCAAACTCTGCTAATGACGTACACTGTGTATTGTCATAATGGTGCATCGCAACAAGGAGAAATGTATCTTCAGTAATTCGAGGTTCGATCATGTTGAAAAGAGGGCCCGAAGGCCCTCTCAGTCAATTAAGCAACTGTCAACGTTGCGGCCGACGATGTCACGGATGTAGCACCAGAGCTGGAAACGATAACGCGATATGCATCGCCATTGTCATCAGCAATGACCGTAGCACCGGTTGTGTAGCTAGCGCTTGTCGCACCGCTAACATTCGACCACGATCCCGCACCACCTTCTTGCTTCTGCCACTGATATGTGAGAGCTGCTGTTGGCGAAGCTGCGGCTGTGACAGAGAACGTAGCTGTTTCACCTTCAGCAACGGAAGCATTCGCTGGCTGTACTGAAATTGTGATAGTACGATCAACGACAGTAGCGTCATCGGATGCATCACCGGAAGTCGCAGTAGGAACGTCGATTGCAACAAGTAACTCTGCCTTGTGACGGACACGGCTATTGACGTCCGTGTAGGTCTTGTACAGCCACCATCCTGGTGAATTGAGACCACGTGCGCGGTTCTCGGCTTGTTGTGCTTCTTCACGATCAACGAAGAAAATCTCTCCATTGTTGTAAGCCGCAGCACGATACACAGCCGTAGCTGCCGCGGCGCCTGAACCAAACGTTACCGTAATAGTATCAGTCGATGCGTAACCTGCACCTGGGTTAGTAATAGTAACCGCGGTTACCACACCGCCAGTGATCGTTGCTGTAGCCGTCGCCTGAGTTCCGCTAGCAGGAGCAGAAATCGTAACGCTTGGAGCTGAAACGTATCCAGTGCCTCCGGCCGTCACGTTAACTGCTACGATCTGTCCTCTGTCAAGAAACTTTGGCTTGCTGATATTTGCGTCTGTTTTTCCCCATAGGGCCATGATTGTTCTCCTTGTTTACTTACTCAGGTAATTTACCCTTAGGTCCGGTAATAACACCTCCAAACCCAGCTTTAGACTTGGACTTAAGCATATGCTTTAAGTACTGTTGAGCTGATATCTCCGATTTTGTAGGCACACCCTTT